AATCATGTCTGTAGCTGCAACCACTGAACTAGAAGCTATCAACATTATGTTGGCAGCTATAGGAGAAGCACCTGTTAATAGTCTTACAGGAACAGTTCCTGTTGATGTACGATTAGCACAATCAACTCTTACGGAAGTTAATAAAGAAGTACAAAGTGAAGGTTGGTCTTTTAATACGGAGATAGATGTCACTCTTACTAGAGATGCTTCTAAACAAATAGCCTTATCAACAGATATATTACGAATTGATCCTAATATTCATCAGCACCCTACGATTGATGCAATACAACGTGGTCTTAAATTATATGACAGGTTAAATAATAAGTTTGAATTTGATGAAGATCTTATCTGTACAGTGGTTTACTTCAGAACATTTAATGAGATACCAGAACCTGCAAAAAGATATATCAATATAAAAGCTGCTCGTATCTTTGTTGATAGATTAGTCAGTGATGATGGATTAAGAACATATACACAACAGGATGAAATCAGAGCCAGAGCTATACTGATGGAAACAGATCTGGCAAATGGAGATCATAATGTCCTTAGAGGAGATCCTTCATTAACCAGTGTCTTTGATACTTACTCACCAGCAAACGCATTAATTAGATAACTATGGCTGTTGTATCCAGAGCAATACCTACATTGCTTAGAGGAATCTCACAAGCTGCTGATTCAACAAAGCAGGCAGATCATGCAGATATACAGGATAACGCTAATAGCAATCCAGTACAGGGTCTTGCAAAGCGTTCTGGTACACAGTTCATAACTAATCTAAGCTCTTCCACTGTAGGTAATGTTCATATACAAACTATTAATAGAGATGCCACTGAAAGGTATATAGCAATATTCAGTAACGGTAATGTCAAGGTATATGAACTAGACGGAACAGAAAGAACAGTTAATAAACCTGACGGTGTCAGTTACTTATCTGCAAGTAACCCAAGATCACAATTTAAAACTGTAACGATTGCTGATTTCACCTTTGTTGTTAATACAACTATTACAACTGAAATGGATACTGCTACAAGCCCAGGTAACATTACACAGGCTGTTGTATTCGTAAATCAAGTTTCAGATAAAACAACATATACAGTCACAGTGGATGGAACAACAGCCACAAAGGATACATCAAGTGATGATCCACTTAGTACAACAACTGTAGCCACTGCATTAAAGAATGGATTAAATTCTGGTTTATCTGGTTTTACAATTGCACAGAATGGACCTGTTTTACATATAAAAAAGAATGACGGTTCTAATTTTTCTATAGATGGTACAGATACGCAAGGAAATACACAGCTAACAATAGTAAAGGATAGTGTACAGAGATTTACAGACCTACCTACTATTTCACCTAATGGATATGTAGTTGAGATTAAAGGTGATCAATCAACTAATTTTGATAATTACTACGTCAAGTTTGTTACTAATAATGGAGGAGCATTTGAAGAAGGACAGTGGGAAGAGACTATAGAAGCTGGCATACCCTTTAAATTTAATTACGACAAGATGCCACATGTATTAGTAAGACAGGCAGATAATAATTTTAGATTTGCAAGGGTTGATGGTGATAGCTATACATTATCTGGAGTTACTTATACCTTACCTAAATGGGGAGAAAGAACTGTAGGTGATTTAGATTCAGCACCTGATCCTTCCTTTATAGGAAATAAAATAAATAACGTCTTCTTCTTTAGAAACAGATTAGGATTCTTAACTGATGACAATGTTGTGTTATCAAGGGTTTCAGAGTTTTTTAACTTCTTTCCAGAAACAGTTATCTCTGTTATAGACAGTGATCCTATTGATGTGGCAGCTTCACATACAAAGGTTGCTATTCTCAGGCATGCTGTATCTATGGGAGAACAGGTTATCTTATTCTCAGATCAGACACAGTTTGTTCTTACATCTTCATCTGATGCGTTAACACCTTCAACAGCAAACGTGGTAGTGGCAACAGAGTTTGAAAGCAGTGATTCTGCCACCCCTGTAGGTTCTGGTTCTTCTATCTATTACCTGACACAGAAAGGTAGCTTTGCAGGTGTAAGAGAATATATCACACAGGAAAATGTATCCATAAAAGAAGCCAGTAATATAACTATTCATGTACCAAGACTGATACCAAGCAATATATTTAAGATGGCAGTCTCTACCAATGAAGATGTTTTAGTGTTGGTGGGAACAGATGAACCTAACAAGTTATATATCAACAGATGGTTATATGGAGATAATTTTCAGAAGATATTAAATTCATGGTCTACCTATACATTCAACTCTGCAAGATCTATCAAGAATATAGATTTTATCGGTACTGATTTATTTGTAGTGATAGAAGAAGCAAACGGTACAACATTAGAAAAGATACCTTTTGAATCAGCCTTTAAGGAGACAAATGCCACCTTTGAATATCATTTAGATCATAAGGTTACAGAAGCCACCAGTGGTGTTTCTGTTGCCTATAACGCTACCACTGATGTATCTACATTCACTGTTCCCTATAGGTTAAGAGCTAATATGTCTGTTGTTGGTAGGTATTTAGGTAATGGTGAAACAAGTACCTTTGTTAATTCACAAGGGCAGACAAAGAGTCTGAAGCCAGGCCAGTTATTACAGACAACAAATACAGCAGATGGTTCTACCACAACCATTACAGCCAGTGGTGATTTTAGAAATAGTAAATTTATTATCGGTGAACCATACCTTATGCACTATAGATTCAGTCAGCAGAGATTAACCGAATCAACAGGAGGACAGAATCAAGGTGAGATAGTCAGTGGTCGTTTACAACTACGTCATTTCTACATCAAGTTTGAAGATACAGGATTCTTCAGAGTTGAAGTTACCCCACAGAATAGAGACACAAGTACTCATAAATTTACAGGTAAATTATTAGGTGCTGCTTCTGCTGCTGTAGGACAGATAAATCTAGAAACAGGAACATTTAAAGTTCCTATTATGAGTAGAGCAGATAGAGTGGATATTGATATAAAAAATGACACATTCCTACCCACACAGTTATCAAGTGCTGAGTATGAAGCTATGTTCTATATGAGAAGCAGAAGAGTTTAATGATCTATTTAAGAGATTCCAATATAAAAGATCTTAATCATGTCTGTAACAACATGAGGGTCATGGACAAGATAGAGGCTTATTATCAGACAGGAAAACAACCAGAAGATGCTTTACGACTGACATATTTATATGGACATAAAGTATTGACGATAGCAGCAGATAAAGATCAACCAGTAGGTCTTTGTGGTGTCGTACAGGATGGTTGTATATGGATGGTGGCAACAGAAGAATTGTTCAGTAAAAAAGTAAACAGAATACAGTTGATAAGAAAAGGCAGGGAATGGGTAGATAGTCTATTGAAAAGTTATAATCTGCTATACAATGTTGTATATGCAGAGAATAAATCTGCTATCAAGTGGTTAAAATCTCTTGGGTTTACTTTTGTTAATTACCACGCAGAATATGGAAAAGAAGGTAAACCATTCTACGAATTTCTGAGGATCGCATAGATGTGTGTATTTGCTGCTGCTGGACCAGGTATTTTAGGTTTAGGTGGTGCTGCCAGTAATTTGTTTCTTGGATCTTTAGGTCTTACTGCTGCTACTGGTTTTGCACAGAGATCAGCAGCACAGGCAGCAGCTAGACAAACATATCAGGCATCATTAATAGCAAACAGATCAGCAGAACAGGCTTTTGCTGCACAGCAGGCAGCTACAGCAGATCAATTAAAGGAAACCAGAAAGTCATCAGCACAGGAAAAACTAGCTAAAACTATACAGGGATTACAGGCACAGGGTCGTATCAGAGCAAGTGAAAGAGCAGGTCTTACAGTGAATCTATTATTAGCAGATCAGGAAAGGCAGACAGCTAATGCAAGAGAAGCTATTAACCAGGCAGTAGAATCAGCAAGCAGACAATATACAAGAAATGTAGAGGGTCTTGTAGCACAGAGAGATAATAGACGTAATCAACTGACAAGTAATATAAATCAGGCATATAACCAGATACCATCATTAGGATCTGTACTGCTGAATGTGGCAACATCAGGTCTT